GGTTTTCGAGAACCTCATCAACGAGACCGGTGTCAGCGATTTCTTTGAGCGCATTTTTAATCAACAGATATTGTGAGTGCGGATTCGCTTTCGCCTCATGCGCTTTGACCTGCTTATCGACATAGCTCTTCACCTCGATGACCGCATCGTCAACATATTTGCGGGTTGCCAGCACGACCGACGGGTCGATTTTTAAGGTGATTGCCGACGTGCTCGAGACAACAAGAATCATGCGAATTGTCTGCGTTCGACCGCTCCCCTCGGCAAGTAACGGCTTGTATGTTTCCGGGCAGTTGGCGACAGCAATCAAAATGCCATCGTCATCATAAAGACCGATTTCACGGATGAAAAAACCGCCCTCATTTTCCGGGATAATTTGCTCGGCAATAATCTGACCGGCGTCGTTAGCATCCACGCCCAGCGAATTAATCGGCGCGATGCGGGTCTGGTTAACGAGTTTTGTCTGAGCCGGGTCAGGTGTCGGCAAGGTGCCGCCCCCGTCACCGACGGCCATTTGTGTGATATTCAGTTTGGTACCGAGCGCGGTCGCGTTTGCCAGCCGCGCCGCGCCCTGATTGGTCAGGATGGCAAAATATTTCGTCGTCATGCGCTTACTCGCAGGTTATCAATCAGATGTATGGCCGAAGCCGGATAAAAATCACCACCAACGACAATTTCCTCGGCGGCGTAGGGATAAACGGTTAACAGGTCGCCGTCGTAGCAGCTTGCGCCCACATAAGCGCGCCCGGTGGTGCTCAGGCTGATGGCGAGCCCGGTCAGGTGTCGGCTTGCCGGTTTTGCCCCTTCAATCAGGCGCTCGAGCTCGAGATACATTTCATCGGTGATGCCGGTCTCGAGTACACCCACAACCAGCCGGAAAGTACCCGGCTCTTCGTTGAGCTCCCACCACTCTTTAACCTCAATCAGATAGCCCAGCGGCTCCACCACGCGCCGTAATGCGGCGATGGTGCCTTTGTGGGCGTGAACGTAAAACGCCGAGGCGATGACGCTGCGTTTTGTCGCCTCCGGCCAGCTCTCATCCCACCGGTCAACCGAAAACGCCCACGCCAGATACGGCAACAGCCGCACCGGGCAGGTGCGCCAGTTCCACAATGTGCGAAGCGGTACCGGCACACGCTCGATATCTGCGGCCGCGCGGGCGGCGGCGACCTCGAGCAGCGATGAGCCAACGGGCAACAGCCGGTTATTACTCATCGGCACCCCCTTCAGCGATGCGGTATTCGGTGCAACAGGATGCCTGGTATTTACTGAGCACAATGTCAGCCAGTGGCGCGGCCAGCTCGACACGCTGCACACCCTCGACGTGCAGGGCGGCATAAATCGCCGACTGACGAATGTCGCGGCCTAGTCGCTGTTGTGCGGTGATATACGCCTTGAGTTTTTCTTCAGCGGCCTGACGGATGGGCTCGGCTTCCGGCCCCGGATAAAAATAAAGGGTCGCGTCAATCTGGTACGGCACGATTTCAGCACTCTGCACCGTCACCCGGTCGCCAACGGGGCGCACCTCTTCAGCGTTCAGCGCTTTTTCCACGACGGCCAGCAGGTCATCGGATGCGCTGCCGTCATCCTCGCGTGAAAGTACGGTGATGGTCACACAGGCCGGTGACGGGCTGACAACCGAGATATCAGCGACACGCCCATCAGCGCTGCGGCCATGATATTCATACGCACCGACAGGCCCGGCCACGCTGAGCCCCTCATACGCCTGTTGCGCGCGTAGCCGCAAATCAGCGTCTGATTCCATGACCGCCGGTGTCGGCGGGATAGTGCTGTCGTCGGCAGGTGTCACGGTCTGACGCTCGGTATTGTTGTTCCCGGCCATCACATCGAGGTCGTTATTACTCGCGTAAGCCAGTGTGCAGCCTTTCGCCGCATCGTTCACACGCTGACGCCAGATAACCTCCCGATAGGCGTTTTCCTCCAGATACTTCACCAGTGGCTCAGACTCAAGGGCGAGAGTACGCGCAACAGCGTCCTGTTGTTCTTCAGGGTAAAGCGAGACCAGCGTCGCTTTGCGTTCCGCGAGAATGGTTTCAAAATCCAGTGTTTCCACAACGTCAGGCGCGGGGAGCTGGCTCAGGTCGATGGTTGCCATAAATTCAACTCACAGGAATAGTCAGTGACAGGGTTTTGCCGGTATCCCGGGTCTCGCCGGTCAGCTCAACAATCATCTGACCGTTAAACTGACGTTCGACCGTCAGCGATCTGATGCTGATGCGCGGCTCCCACTTCAGCAGCGCCATATAACAGGCGCACATAATTTGCAGCCTGAGCGCGTCGGTCTGCGGCATATCAATCAGGGAGAACAGCAGCGAGCCATACTCGCGGCGCATCACGCGAGAGCTGACCGGCGTTCGCAAAATATCGCCACAGCTCTGACGGATATGATCGGCGTCAGTGATGGCGCGCCCGGTCTTCCTGTTCATACCGATATAACGGGTCGTCATTTCGTGTCCTCCGTCCAGGATCCACCTCTTTGCACACCACCGTGACCGTGGTCGTCGACCTGCACGCCGTTTGATTTAAACGTACCGTCGGTGTGTTCGATGTTTCCGCGCATGGTGCCACCTTGTTGTACTTCAAGCGTCGCCGTCGTCAGTTTGTTGGTGCAGACCACTTCCGGGGTATCGAGGGTGATGCGGGTATCGGCTTTCACCGTCACCAGCGGTACCGTCGCGGTGATGGAATCCGACGCCGTAACATCTGCGGTTTTAATGCCGCTCACAGTCAGCGCGCCGGTCTCCGGCTCGTACTCGATAACAGCCCCATCAGGAAAGGTGATGTGAAATGCCTCAGCCGATGCCGACGGCGCAGGGTGGTCATCAGAGAAAATACCGGGGAGCACAAAAGCGGTGTCGAGCTCACCACCGACGGCCAGCAGTAAAACCTGCTCACCCACAGACGGAGCCCACCAGACACGTGAGCGACCGGCGCGCGTGGTCAGCCACTGAAGCCAGTCGGTAACAATACCGCCAGTCTGGACGCGACAGCGCCCGTCATCGAGGTCTACTTCGACGACGACGCCGGTGCGTATCAGGTTGCGAAGGAGGCGTAAAGCGTCCTGAAGAGTTGCGCGAGTATTCATACAAGGAAGGATGCCGCCCGGTGCTCTGAGCGGCAATTGATGTGGGTTTTACTGTCGATGACACAACGCTAAACGGACAATTTAGCGATAATTATTTCCTCCACGGTCTGACGGTCTTCGTCATTAAACCCGATGAGTGGTCGGGCATCGTACTGCACCGGCGAGCTGTTTCGCCCAGGCTTATCTTTGAGACCGTACTGATGCACATTCGCCATCCGTTGTACCTTGCCGGTAAATTCCACGACCACCGCGTCATTCCCCGCCAAGGCTTTCATAAAACGACTGGTGCGGAGTTTTGCGAACATTTCACGCTTAACCCGGCCTTTTTTGGCTTTTACCGGCTGGCGCTTTCTGGCGGCGTAAGGTGTGCCGTCCGGTGCTTTCTGCATTTTAATCCGGCGCTGTTGACGGGCTCGCAGGGTCTTCGCGATATCTGCGGCCATTCTGCGACGGGCGGCAGGTGACAGCGCCGCTATCAGCCCCGCGAGCTTATCGTCAAAGGGTTTAAAGTCATTCATGCAAGCGACTCACGAGCTCACCGTTAACATACAGCTCAACTGGCCGGGTAACGGGTTCCGGCGGTTGCGGCTCCTCTGCCTGTTCGACGTGGAGCTTATCCCCCTGTGCTTTAACGATAGTGCGCTCGGTCAGCATCAGGCTGATACTGATATCGGTGCTGTCGTTGTCGTTGATATCAGCAAAATAGGTGAATCCCTTTTTACGCCCTTCATCGGTCGTCATAATGTCAGCCTGATGGATGCGCAACCATGCCTGAATCGGGACGAGTAACAGCTCGATATCATCCGTGAAGTCGGTCACCACCACATTCAGCGTGTACCGGTTCTCAAACGACAGCGACGTCGCCAGCGTCGAGGCCAGATTCCCGTTGTCGATAAAAACACGCATCATATCGGGGTTTCGTGCCAGCACCGGCACGGCATCAGTTAAGGCTTTTCGCAGACTCTTCGGCTTGTACATCGATTTTATCCTGACAGTTTTTCACGGTTCTGACCTGAAGCGCACAGCGCTCGAGGGCGCTTTCGAGCTGGCGTATATCCGCGCTCAGGTCGCCATTGGTGGTCGGGTCACTTCCCGGCATCGGGCAAAGACTGACCCTCGGGCATGCGTTGTAGACAATCACCGGCGTCGTCACAGGCGGCGCGCTGGTGCAACCGGCGCACAGCATCAGGTAAATCAGCGCTATACCAGCGGCGAAGCTGTTCATTTTCATTGAGTAACCTCGTAATGGTCTGTTCACGACGTTGCGCCCGCGCTCCGGCATCGATGAGCTCACCACGCAGTAAGACCTGAGCGGTCTCATTTTCCCCACGGATACGGGAGGCCGTTTTAAGCTGGCTTTTCAGCATGGTAATCACCGTTTTTTGGTCACCGGCGACTTTGCTCGCCCGCTCAAAGGAGCGGGTCAGGTTAGTGTTTTCGTGACGCATCCAGAGCAGCCCGGCCACGGCCAGCACTAACAACACGACTGTCGTTTTCATTTCGCCCCCTTCAGGCAGTAGGTGCGCTCGCGAAAGCGGCGATTTTCGAGCCCGGTATTACGCTCACCATTCACAAACACCCAGCGGGTGAGCTGGTCACAGGCTTGCCACCATTGCCGGTGTTTCAGGTGATACACCAGCGTTGAGCGACAGGCCGCGCCGGTGCCGACGTTAAAAGCGAAGCTGACCAGCGCGTCATAAACGGCTGGAGGCATTTCAACAGGCACACAGACCGCGAGTCGTTTCTCGACGTTCAGCACATCAGCGACCAGATTCGCGGCGGCTTCCTTCTCGGTGATATCCCGTTTCGGTACCACCCCGGCAGTGTGGCCGATGCCTGACGTCCACACGCCCGCGCTGCACTGATAAGGGCGCAACCGGCAACCCTCGAGGTCGGCAATCAGCGCGAGCCCCTCCGGCGAGGTGTGAAGCAAACGAAAATCAGGCACCAGTGCCGCCAGCGCCAGCACGACGGCCACACTGCAACGTTTAACGAATGAACCCACGAATAACCCCCTTATCAATCCCCATCGAGACGAGATAGCGGTATTTCTTTCGCTGGTACCAGAAGTTAACCAGCGCGGTAAAAATGGCGCAGCTTCCCCCAACATAAAGCGCGAGCCGTTCCGGTGTCTGCGTACCGAAATACGCCAGCACCACTGACAGCCAGTAGGTCAGAAAGGTTGTGATTTTATCCACAGTCAGTCCCATAAATTCACGGTCTCCGATACCGGTGCGGCGTCGACTTCAGGCAGACTGACCGCCGTGCCATGTGGCAGGACGACACCCAGCCCGGCGAGCCCCGGATTAGCCAGCAATACCGCCTCGACCACACCTTCAGTGCGCCCGTAATGGCGCTGACATAACGTGTCGAGCGTGTCGCCCTGATGCGCGATGACGTTCATCAGATTTGCCCCACGATACAGCGCGCTTTGTCCTGGATACGGGCAACCGACCAGCGCATGTCACGCCACATTTCATCGATGGTTTCATCGATGCTGTCGGCCTTTTTGTCACCTTTGGCGCTGGCATCAACGCCCCGGTAACGCTCGTACAGCGTCGCGGTCGTCATCGAGCAAACAGCGCTGAAGTAGTGAAAAACCCGCACACTTTCGCCGTCGAGCTCATCCGTCGGCACATCCTCGAGGCGCTGATAACCGGCGGCGAGCTGAAGGTCGCGCCAGTCGGTTAACTCGGCGTTGGTCTCGGCCATCGCGGTTTTAATCGCCCGTCGCAGACGCACCGGCGTCACGGTCTGCTCGAGGCGCATTTCTTCGCGCATGCGCTTCGGGTCAACATCCGGGAAAAAGGCCGTATTTTTAATCACCGGCTCGTCGACCGGCACCGGCGGGATGACCATCTGGTCGCGCTGTTGCGCCGGGTTATTCATCACAATCATGGTCATGAGTACCTCAGTAAATAGGTGGGCGGTGGACGCCGGTCGCAGTTACGGTGAATCACCGACATTGACCAGCGTGCCGCCCGGCGCGGGGCGCGTTCTGTTAACCGGCGACTTTCTTCGGGCGTCCCCGCCCTCGTTTCACCGGTGAATCTTGTTTTTTCGCGGGTGCCTTTTTCGCGGCTTTCGGTGCCGTTTTTTTGACGGCGACCGGTTTCGGGTTCAGCTCACGAGTGAGGGTCTCAATGTCCTTTCTTACCCCGGCGTGGGTGTCGAGCTGTAAGGCGCGTTGCAGGTGTGCCAGTGCATCAGGAAGCTGACCGGCATCACGCAGGGTCAGACCGGTGACCTTATGCAGTCGGGCTCGCACTTCGTCAGGCATATCAGCGGCATCGGTCAGCCCGATGACCTCGAGCAGTTGCGCGGCGTCGACCAGCTCACCGGCGATACGGGCGCGGGTTGCCGCGAGCGCGACCTCTTCGGCCAGCATGTAAGGTGTGGTGCGGGAATGATTTTCCGGCATCGACAGACCGAAACGCAGGGCATAGCGCGCAATCTCGACAGCGCCGGTGATATCCCCCGCATCCAGACGCCAGAGCATCACCGTCATCAGAATGTCATCCTGTGCGCCGGTGCCGCTTTCCAGTACGCCAGCGACCCACGGCAGGTACAGCGGGAGTAATTCGCGTTTTTTATCCGCTTTGCGTTCTTTAGAACGAATTGCTGATAGCGTCCGGCGGTCTGCGGCCAGCTTGACGAGCATCTGCTCGTAAGGTGAGGCATGACGCAGCGGGGCGTTATCCCGCTGCGATGCCCTGATAGCCGAGACCCGCATCGCATGACGCTGTGCGGGGGTTGCCATCGGTTATGCCTCCTTGCCGTCAGTGGTGCCGGTTTCAGCCGGTGTGTCGCCTGTCAGAGACTGCATCGCTTTGACCATTGCCGCCGCGAAGACTTCCGCGCTCACAGGTTCAGCGGTGGCGGGTTCTTCCGGCTCGAGGATCTCGATATTTTCAATCAGGCAACCGGCCTCGTAGTCCTCGATAACGAAATCGACTTTGACCTGTTCGTAGTTTTCCACCTGGTCGAGTTTCGGATTTTCGACGATGTGGCGGCGGTGTCCGTCCTCGTACAGATAAATCGAAATGTTATCCAGCGTGGTAATGAAAACGCTGTTTGCCGGGAAGAATGGCGCGCGCACCGCCTGAAGCTGGCCGATGGTTTTCTGGCTGATAATCAGCTCACCGGCGAGCTGTTCGCTGTTCGCCTGGAATTTGTTAATCATCGGGAAGTATTTGTCGGTCAGGATGCGGCGACCACAGATGACAACCATTTCCGGGTTCTCGCGGTGAATTTCCGCGACCAGCGACTCGAAAGCATCCATGACCAGCGCGTCGAGGTTGGCGTAATGCCCCCCTTTACCCACTTTGATGGTGTTCGAAATCACGGTACCGTCAGCGTCGGTGATGCTGGACATCACACGCTCAGGCGCGTCGTTGCGGTATTTCTGCAACCAGCCGACAGCCACATCCTGAAGTAACGGGTTTTTGCTACGGTCAGACGTCGCCGCCCGGCTCACACCGTTAAAGCCGATGGTGATGTAATCCAGCGCCTGACGCTTGATGATGGCGTTACGGATACGGATCTGGAAATCCTGAAAACGCGCCCACAGGTCGAGTTTGTTGTACTTCAGGTGATAGTCGAAGTTCACCGGATGGCAGAAATAGCGGTACGCATCCATTTTCGCGAAATCAGCGGTTTTACGCTCGACCCCGCCGTCGGTGTCAGCGGTGCTGGCAATGGAGCCGGTCACATCGATGCCGACTTTCTCTTCGGTCAGCTCGCCAACCGTCACCATGTTGATGAGCTTCAGGAAGCTGGATGACTGCTGGATTTTGTCAAACAGGGTCTGCGTCACCGACGGCTCGACGGTGAATTTTTTGTCGAGGTCGCTGGTCGCGATGCCGTTCAGTTCGGCGATACGGCTCAGGTACTGATTGAATTTAAAACGGGTCTCTTTACGCATGAGTTTTGTATTCCTTCGGGGTTATCAGGGGTTAGCAGTCGGTCAGCGTGGAGCCCGCCGAATCACCGTCACCACCGGTGCTTAACTTGCGGCGCGCCTGTGATTTGCTTTCGGTGTTTTCCAGCGTGGTGGTCAGGGTGCTGAATTGCTGCGAGGTGGCGTCGGCCTGTTCGGCGAGCGCTTTTTTGACGTCAGCGAGTTCGGTTTCAATGGCACTGAAACGCACCTCAGCGCTTTCGCCGCCGGTCTGCACCCGCTCGGCAATGGCGGTCACGGCTTCATGTACATCACCGAAACGCGCATCGTCGTCAGTCTGTTTACGGCTGAAGATGCCTTTCACGGTGTCGCTGAGTCTGGTCAGCAGGGTGTCGGGCAGGTCTTCGAATTCCATCTCGGCAAGGGTTGCCACTGAGAAGAAATTCTCAGGGCTGGCTTTAAATCGGTTGAGGGGGTTGTGTTTCGCGGTACGGCAAAACTCAAGATATTCAGTACCGAGGCTTGCCGGGTCGTCAGTGACGGCCAGACCAACCAGATAGCATTTGCCGCTGTTGGCAAAGTTCGGTTGAATTTCCATTGAGGTATAGACTTTTTGTCCTGCCTTATTCATCGCGACGAGGTCATCGGTCGGCGTGATTTTGGCAAACAATGCCAGCTTGCCGTTGAGTGCTGAATCATCGTCAATAACTTCGGCTTTCAGCTCAGCCACATCGCCATAGCGTTTAAATACGCTGTCAGGCAACAGGCCGCGCAGGTGCTCGAGGTTAATACGGCAACCGTAGACGCGCGGGTCATACGAATCAGCCATCTCCTGAATATCAGTCGAACTAATTACGCGACCGTCGCAGGTGTCACCCTCGACGCCGATGCGAAACCATTTCGAAACTTTTTTAGCCATGAGTCAGGTGTCCTGAGTTGGGTTATCGGGTCGGGTGTAGTTTCCCGACTCCCTCCCTCGCCAGCCACCGGTTACAGAAGTGCAACCCCTGACACAACAGGGGGTTAGCGATTCATCCCCCCTGAATCTTTAGCCTTGCCGTGTACTCATCACAGTGAGGTTTTATGACCACTACCAACGACACATCACTACTCAACGACCCGCGACGACAGGCTGCGCTTTTGTTCTGGCAGGGCTATTCCGTGCCACAAATCGCGGAGCAGTTACAGGTCAAGCGCCCCACGGTGCAGAGCTGGAAACAGCGCGATAAATGGGAAGAAACCGCCCCGTTAAACCGGGTCGAGTTCACGCTCGAGGCGCGACTGATTCAGCTCTATGCAAAGCCAGACCTGACGGCTCACGACTTTAAGGTCGCGGATTTTCTGGCGCGCCAGATGGAGCGCCTCGCGCGGGTAAACCGCTACGGCCAGACCGGCAACGAAGCGGATTTAAACCCGAATGTGGCCAATCGCAACAAAGGGGAAAAGAAGAAACCGAAAAAGAACTTTTTCAGCGAAGAGGCTATCGAGAAACTCGAAGAGATTTTCCTCGAGCAGTCTTTCGACTATCAGCTCGAGTGGTGGCGCGCGGGGCTGGCGCACCGCATCAGGCACATCCTGAAATCACGACAGATTGGCGCGACGTTCTATTTTGCGCGTGAGGCACTGTTACAGGCGCTGAAGACCGGCCACAACCAGATATTTTTATCGGCCAGTAAGACGCAAGCCTATGTATTCCGTAAATACATTATCGCCTTTGCCCGACAGGTTGGCGTCGAGCTTACCGGCGACCCGATTGTGCTCGGCAACAATGGCGCGGAGCTGATGTTTCTCGGTACCAATGCCAACACGGCACAGAGTCACAACGGTGACCTGTATGTCGACGAAATTTTCTGGATCCCCAACTTTCAGAAACTGAAGCGCGTCGCCGGGGGGATGTCGTCACAAGAGCATTTACGCACGACCTATTTTTCGACCCCCTCATCGTTGGCGCACGGCGCTTACCCGTTCTGGTCGGGTGAGCAGTTCAATAAGGGGCGCTCAGACAAGAGCGAGCGCGTCGATATCGATATCAGTCACGCCGCTCTCGCGAAGGGCGTAGCCTGTCCTGACGGCCAGTGGCGACAGATTGTCACCATCGAGGACGCACTCGCCAAAGGGTGCACCCTGTTCAACATCGATACGCTGAAGCGCGAGAACAGTGTCGATGAGTTCCGCAACCTGTTTATGTGCGAGTTCGTCGATGATAAAGCGTCGGTATTCCCGTTCGAAGAGCTACAGCGTTGCATGGTCGACAGCCTCGAGAAATGGGAGGACTACGCGCCATTTGCCGACCGGCCATTCGGTCACCGCCCAGTGTGGATTGGCTACGACCCATCATTACGGGGCGACAGCGCCGGGTGCGTCGTTATTGCGCCGCCGGTCGTTGCCGGTGGCAAATTCCGCATACTCGAGCGCCACCAGTGGAAAGGGATGGACTTCGCCCAACAGGCCGAATCCATTCGCGAGCTCACACAAAAATACACCGTGGAATATATCGGCATCGATGCGACCGGGCTCGGTCAGGGCGTCTTCCAGCTCGTGCGGTCTTTCTACCCGGCAGCACGTGAAATCCGCTACACGCCGGAAATGAAAACCGCAATGGTGCTCAAAGCAAAAGACACCATTCGCCGCGGTTGCCTCGAGTACGACGTCAGCGCGACCGATATCACGCAGTCGTTTATGTCTATCCGCAAAACCATGACCAGCAGTGGTCGCAGCTCGACCTATGAGGCCAGCCGCACAGAGGAAGCCAGTCACGCCGATCTCGCCTGGGCAACCATGCACGTATTAATCAATGAGCCGCTGACCGCCGCGACCGGTGAGCAGTCCTCCAGCATCATGGAGTGGAACTAATGAGCAAAAAACGCAACAAGCGCCAGCAGCCGCCGCACACCCAAAACCACACCGCCGCACCGACTCAGAGCATGGAAGCATTCACTTTTGGTGAGCCGACGCCGGTACTTGACCGCCGCGATATTCTCGATTATGTCGAGTGTATCGACAACGGCCAGTGGTACGAGCCGCCGGTGAGCTTTTCCGGGCTGGCGAAAAGTATGCGCGCCGCCGTGCACCACAGCTCACCGATTTACGTAAAGCGTAATATTCTGGTGTCGACCTACATCCCGCACCCGTTGTTATCCCGTCAGGACTTCACCCGGTTTGCGCTCGACTATCTGGTGTTTGGCAATGCGTTTATCGAAGAGCGTCGCGGCCTGACCGGCAAGCCGTTAAAACTGGAAACCTCACCAGCGAAATACACCCGCCGTGGCATCGAGGATGACGTTTACTGGTACATTCAGAGCTACACACAGCCGCACCAGTTCGCGCCCGGCTCCGTCTTCCACCTGCTCGAGCCCGATATTAATCAGGAGCTTTACGGGATGCCGGAATACCTGAGCGCACTCAATTCAGCCTGGCTGAATGAATCGGCGACCCTGTTCCGTCGCAAGTATTACCAGAACGGCGCGCATGCGGGTTACATCATGTATGTGACCGACGCCGCGCAAAGCAGCACCGACGTTGAGGCACTGCGAAAAGCGATGCGCGACTCGAAAGGGCTCGGCAATTTTAAGAACCTGTTTTTCTACGCGCCGAATGGTAAAGCAGACGGGATTAAAATTGTGCCACTGAGCGAAGTCGCCACGAAGGATGATTTTTTTAATATCAAGAAAGTCAGCGCCGGCGACCTGCTCGATGCGCACCGCATACCGTTCCAGCTTATGGGTGGTAAGCCCGAAAACGTCGGTTCAGTGGGTGACGTTGAGAAGGTGGCAAAAGTATTTGTGCGTAACGAACTGACCCCGCTACAGGCGCGGTTTATGGAGCTGAACGAGTGGGCGGGTGAAGAGATTATCCGCTTTGAAAAATATACCCTCGGCGACGACTAGCAACCCGATCAACAGCCGCCCGTCGTGGCGGCTTTACCCCCACCGCACACAGCGCCCTCAGCACCACGACACGCCGTCGCCGCTTCGCTTCACCCGTTGCTCACTCACAACCGCAACAACGCCACAGGGACGCGCTCAGGCGCTGGAAAATAAAATAAATATCACACTCAGCGCGCAATGCTATCCCCGCCACGCCTGCCCGCTTTATGGGTCGGTTTTAATGCAGTTGCATCTAGTAAAAACAGCGCGCCGCGTGCGGCTTCAAAGCACAAAGCTAAGCTTCTAAAACAAATGCAAAAACATTCAACAAAATGCGATGAAACATCGATTCTAATCGTATGAAATTACTGTACAAAATCACACGTCACATCCTAGTGAAATAACACCTGTTTTATGCTAAAACCAAGCCTTACATTCAGCAAAAGCAAACCATGCGGATGGGATGACTTATGGAAAAAGAAAAGATTGGTGCATTTCCTGCAAAAAGATTTTTTGTGGACATGCTCACAAGGGATATTGAGCTGCAAGATGCAATTTTAGATCTACTTGATAACTGTCTTGACGGGGCTCTACGCTCTGTCTCAGAGAGTCCCGCAAACCAAAATAAAGAAAAAATTTATGAAGGTTTTGAAGCAAAAATAAATTTTGATAACAATAACTTCACAATTGAAGATAATTGCGGTGGTATATCAGGGAAATTAGCAACCGAACATGCTTTCAGACTTGGTCGCCCAAACGATAGAGAGGGCGAGAAAATACCAACGATCGGTATTTATGGTATAGGAATGAAAAGAGCCATATTCAAAATGGGTACGGCTTCGGAAGTTTTAAGCAAAACAAAGGATGAGCAATTTAAAGTTGTCATTACGCCTGAATGGATATCAGATGATGACAAGTGGGAATTAGAGCTTGAGCGAACTAATGTTGATTTAAGCCACCCAGGAGTAAAAATCAGTGTTAGCGAACTTCGAGAAGATGTAAGCAATATGTTTACACCAGATAGGGGGTTTGAAGAACGACTAATAATTGCTATCGCAAATCATTACAGCCTCATCATTAATAAAGGTTTTAAGGTTTATGTTAATAATGAAGAGGTGAAACCAAACCTCACTACACTGATGATTGATGAGAATGCTTTCAGTGAAGGGAATAATGGTATAACCCCATATTTCTATAAGGGTGAAAGTAAAGGTGTATCAATTAAAATCGCGGTAGGGTTTTATCGAGATTTAGTTACTGATGATGAAGAACGCTCTATCCTTTCAGGAAAAACAACCACCGAGAAAGCAGGCTGGACAGTAATCTGTAATGACCGTGTAGTCTTACATGCAGATAAAACTCGATTGACCGGATGGGGTGAGGCTGGCGTTCCTCAGTATCATACTCAATTTATAGGAATAGCAGGTGTTGTAATCTTTACATCTGATGACGCTGAAAAACTCCCAATTACTACAACCAAACGCGGTGTCGATGGCAACTCAGATATTTACCTTGCAACAAAAGATTTTATGCGAGAAGGTATGAAACTCTTTACCGATTTTACTAATCGCTGGAAGGGTAATTCTGAAGCGAAAAGAAAAATGTTCTCCGACGCCCCTCAAACACTTTCGCTCAATAACAAAAATGTTGATAGCGTAGTTCCAGATAATAAATGGTCTAAGGTTACAAGATCCATTGGTGGTAATGCCTACAAACCCAAATTACCGGTCCCTAGAGAATCTGACCCTCTCAAGCAAATAAAATTTAATAGAAAAATAAGTGAAATAAAATTAGTTTCACAGTTTCTTTTTGATGATGATTCTTTCGCGCCTACGGACGTGGGTAATTATTGCTTTGAACAGTTTCTGGAGAGAGCCAAAAAATGAGTTCAGGCGGAAGCATCCCCTACCATCTGCGACAACACAAAGCGGTGGAGCGGAATTTATTCATTGAACTTCTCAGGAAGCTTAATAACTATATAAATATATCAGATTATGTTTATATTGGGTTTGGGGGGCCATTTCTTGAAGACTTCAAACAATTACACACTGCTTTAAAAATCAGTAAAATGATTTCTCTTGAGGTGGATGCCAATGTTCATGTCAGGCAAAAATTTAACATGCCAATATCTTGCGTTGATATTGGTGAAGAGCCTGAGAGTAGTGGTGAATTCATTACAAGATATGACTTTGAAGATCCATCTTTAATTTGGCTTGACTATGCAATCCCAAAGGATCTTAATAAGCAACTTAATGAAATTGCTAATATGATTAGCAAGTTGAAGCCTAAAGATATTTTTAAAATAACCCTTAACGCGACACCAGATAGCTTAGGGCGGGATTATAAATCTCCAGACCCGAAACCTTTTAGGCTGGAAAAATTAAAAAGTTATCTTACCGAAGATTATTGCCCCATCAATCTTGAAGTGGATGACGTCACATTTAAAAGATATCCAACCGTATTGTTAAAAGCGTTACAACGTGCGATTAATGTTGGCCTATCTGGCAGAAAAGATATTCAAATACAACCTTTAGCTACATTCATATATAAAGATGGTCAACAAATGATCACTTTTACTGGGATTGTGTTGCCTAATAACAATGATGATAAAGAGTTGTTCTTTGAAAAATCAAGGATACAAGTATGGCCTTTTTTTAATGGAACTTGGGACACTATCAGAAACATTAGTGTTCCCACTATGTCTTTAAGAGAAAGAATGTTTATAGAAGAAAGGTTACCTTTTGGAACCGAGCCCCAAATTAAAGAGCAGCTCGGTTTTTACCTTGGTGAAAATGAAGACGAAGCAAGTGAATACTTGCAAAACTTTATTGAGTATTACAAAGTTGTACCGTGGTATTCAAAAGTTCTTTTTTAACATTTATACAAAACTCATATAAAGGTAATAGCATAGCCTCTGCTACTAAGGGGCTAACGCTATTACCTATTTGCCTAAAACTATGCCATTTTGTTGGGTGAAAGCGAAACCAATCAGGAAAACCTTGTAATCTTGCGGCCTCACGAGGTGTGATAACTCTCGCTTGGGTGGGGTGAATTGGCCTGACAGCCTGATAGCTTCCTTTATCACTACCTGTACCAGCCCTCAATGTAGGGCAAAAACCATTGGGATCTAGACGCTGAGAACGAGAAACCTTGTCTGTTTCACCAAATGAAAGTCTCTGATATCTCTTTATTATTTCTTCGTTGTGAACCGTCCCTAAAAAACCTGAAACTAAACCGTTCTCCAGATTTTTTAAAGATTCGGCATCACCTACTTTATCAGGAACATGTCCCCAAAGCTTTTTATAAAAATCGCCATCCCTGTCCATTTTGACTTTGCGCCAACCTTGCGACTCTTCCTGCCATTCTTTTTTTATTACTCGTGGCACACCATATAAAGCATCTTTTACAAAAACCTGTTCAATAATATTTTTGGGGAAGAAATCAGACTCCTTTAATTGGCTTACAAAATCTTTACGGAATCCAATGAAAAATATACGGGTTCTTGTTGTAGGCGCACCATAATTTGAAGCATTGACTTTAATAGGATGCAGTAAACAATAACGATCTCTTACTAATGAGAATGCTTTTTCTCTTACGGAATCATATTTTTCATTCATAATCCCTGGGACATTTTCAGCCAAAAAGCAAGCAGGAGACAATTCACTCACTAATCGAAAGAAATGTACATATAGCTCATTTCTTGTATCACCGGCATTGCCTTTGCCTATAGAACTGAATCCCTGACATGGTGGGCCACCAACAACACAATCGATTTCTTGGACATTACATGCGGATAAAATATCTTGCGCAGTAAGTTTACTAACATCATTGTGTAGATGTGCGGACTTAGGAAAATTTAGCTGATGAGAAAAAATAGCATGCTTATCTATCTCAACGGCCCCAGCTAAGTTAAAGCCCGCACGTGCTGCCCCCAAGCTTAAACCGCCTACCCCTGAGAATAAATCAACTACGTTCATATTTAGATAACCATGCCTAACAATCCAGTTAATGATCTTGCATTCTACCATCACTTCTGTCTTTTACTACATAACTCATTTCCCTTCGCTATCTTCTTGATGCTGCTAGTCATTCTGCTCATGTATGAATCACATCAGGGTAAGTTACACATTTCCTAACGCCAGCTCTCATCTTCCCACACCTCCTGAAGGATGCTATCCAGCGCTTCGCGGTCTGAATCTTTATCGAACCCCATCAACTCGACACCAGTCATGGTTCCCTTTTTAACAGTAACGCGCGTTGACGGAAAAACAGACTGTATTCGCCTGGTCAATTCGAATTGAAAAGCATCAATTATCGGCTGTCCTATTTTTTGGTCTTTATCTAACGTAATATTTACCTTCACCTTGCTCTCCTTAGCAAAAGTCTCATCGACAGGCGGAGCGGAAAAAACAACGGAAAAGTTATTATTTTTCATTAGGTTGCCTTTTGCTATTTCCGCAATCAAATTTAAGGCAATTTCTCGGTCTCGCTCCTGACAAGTCCCCTCAGTCGTCAGACGCGCAATCATTTCGACACGCTCAATCATGACGTGCTCTCTCAACTCTCTATCCACACAACCTCCACAACGAGATACTGTATAAACATACAGTATCACGTATCGACAAATGGTGTGAAGAAAAAATCGCAAAGAAATACACTGTATGTACATGATATGGATGAACATTGCCGCTTACCCTTTCGTTGCCATTTCTGCTAAGGCCGCAACACGATTGAGGATTTTCCTAGCTTTAGCCTGATGGGATGGCGCTGCAGAAAAAATCTCTCCTTTAGCCGTTCCGCGTAGCCATTTGCTATCAAAACAACTTTTACCACCGGCCATCAGGTGCAGGGCTTCGCCCTGGCTGATATGAATGCCGGTTGTCAGATGTATCTCGTCGATTATTTTCTCGATAGCTGCGTTTTGCTCATCCGTGCCGTGGATGAATTTTCGCCGTATTGTTGGCTTTTGCTTCCTGAGTCGGTTGGTCAGCTCTCGTCTTTCACGCCGACTCAGAGGTTTTGTTAAATCGAGCACCGGTGGATCGTCTTCGCTTCCCGTACAGTTATTGACAGAACTCCGAGAGGGCGCAGGGGCGCCCTTAACGTCAACGGCCAAATCAACGGCACGCTTCGGAACAATTTTCCACTGCGTGAGCCGGGTTAAAATAGGGGTGCCGGCACCGATAGCGGAATCGTACACGCCACGGATGCAGACTGTTTCCTCACCATACTGGTTAAGCTCGGCGCGCGGTTCATACAGCGTGCGCACCTGCAAATCATCGCGACGGACGAATGGGCCACCCTGCGCATTTACGTAACCAGCCCAGTCACCGGCGTCAGAGGCATCATGGACGGCGGCAAACTCAACGCTCAGGCCGTGGGCAGTCTCTGTATCAGCGAGGCGACGCAACTCACGGTAGACCGTCACCGGCGCACCGCCGATAAACTGAAACTGACGGATGTGCCAGCGTGCCGCCCATGCTGAAACGGCGGGAGCAGTCTCTTTCAGCAGCTCACCGCTTTCGTCATCGGTTTCATCATCTAGAGCATAGCCGTCGATGTTTTTGGAAATGTATTTAGCAACATAGCCGGTAGCGCTGCCCTTTTCCGGGTCAATGGCCTCGGCATGAAAGCGCGCTTTTTTGGCTTTATCGCTTCTCAGTTCGTGGCGGTCTTCCTCCCACGCATAATCACGGATGATGAGGCGCACGCGCTCGACGTCTTCCGGCAACATGAACATAAGCATGTGCCAGTGCGGCGTCCCGTCGTGATGAGGCTCGGCAACACGTATGCCGAAAATGCGGATCTCTTCCCGGTGCAGCTTGGCGCGAATGCGCGCCCAAAGGCCGGTGAGATAGCTTTGCGTGTCCGACGGGCTGGCACCGTTCCATTTGCTGTTACGGTATCCTGCTTTAGTCGTGGCGTGATATTTAGACGGTGCAGTCAGAGTGTAAAACTCCCCGACATATCCGAGCTCATTGCAGATATTTTCAAACCCACGGATGCGGGTCATCAGCTCGCAGCGACGTATCGCAGGGTTGGCGACCGAGCCATCATATTTTTCAATCAGGCTGATGCGGTTGCCGTCTTCGTCTTCGAGATCCAGCCCCTTGAGAAATTCACGCGTGCGGCGCTTCTGCTCGCGCCAGTCAGTCACGCAGTTTTTACTCGCGTATGCGTGTCTTTTTTTGCTGACATTGCCGACTGCAATGTGCAGATGTTCGCGCCATGCAGCCGCAATGCGACGTAAGCGGCCACGCCACCACACATCGTTTAACATGCGGGTGATAGCCGGTGCTAATTCATCCTCGCCGACATATTTCTTTGTCACCCGCTCCCAATGTGGCGGGGTAACATTGAATTGCAGGGAAATAATCCCAGCGCGCACGTACCAGGTGTACAGCGTTTTGAGTTCACTAAATCCGGTGTCATCAATGTTAGCCAGTTCAGCGCGAATGAAATTAGCGATATCAGCGGCCAGCAGGTCAATATCTGCGCGCGCCATATCCGGGAGCCGATTAAATCTGGCGACCATATTGACCATGCGTGATGCCAGATATTGCATAAGCTCGGTATCAAAATGACCACCGAAAACAGCGGCTGATACACTGCTGTTAATACCTGCGCACTCGTATTTTTTTGCGACCAGTTCAAGACGCGGCAATGCCTTTTTACAGAAGCTGATTAAAAAGGCATTGGCTCGTTGACTGCCCTGATTTTGTTCCAGCACTGCAGCGGTGCGATAAACGTCAAAGCGCACACACTCAGGCTGGAGAGAAAGCACCTTTCTCGCATGCAGCAAAGCCGCGAACATACGGTCGCGGCGATACTGTTGGTCATAGGTAAGGTATGGGCTGGCTATTGCCGACCGTGCAGCGTTCCACGGGTAAGCGAATTGAACCGCCAACTCATACTCCCCGATAATGTTTAGATTTCAGTTCAGCGACCTCTTGGCAGGTCACGCAAAAGGCCACACCCGGAATCGCAATGCGGCGAGCTTCCTGGATTGGTGCGTCACATTCTTCGCAGAGGAAACGAGAAGGCGCAGCGATACGGCTGCGCGCGTTGCTGATGTGGCGCTCGCGGTCTTCCTGCTCACGCTGTTGTGCAAAATCCATTGCGTCGGCCATTAGTGCAGCTCCTGTGACTCATTCTCAAAGCGGGTTGCTTCACGGCGCAGCAGTTCGGCAGCTTCGGTTCCGCTCATACCCTCTTTGGTGATATGGATAGCCAGCGCCTCAAGACGGATTGAAACAGCGAGCGCGCGGTCTTTACGCTCCTCTTTTTTTGCATCGGTCAGCAATACGGCCAGCGTATCGCTATCAGTGTTAAAACTACGGGTTTCGGTATTACGCATAATTGAATCTCCTGATTTCGGGCAATAAGAAGCCCGGCGGGTTTACGCCAATAAATTTCTGTTTGAATTAATTCGGCATGGTTAGCCGTTTTGGAAATAAACTCACTACTGCACGAAAATGATTCATCGCTGTAATAAGCGCCTTTTTCTCGTCAGTAGTCAGCTCACTTAATTCGAGCTCATGACGAGCCGCCGGTATTTTTGCCAGAAAGAAAATAGCGGCCAGCGCCCGATTATTTTCTTCAAATTGTGGGTCACGTTTATCGCGCATATCATCGACAAAACGCTCAACCTCTTTCCAGCTATCGCCCCAATATTTCGCGCGCAATTCAGCCACATGATTGAGACCGACCAGACGTTCACCCGCTTTTAGCGGAACAGTCGCGGAAACAGCTTCGATAGCCATGACTCCCCCTGTTTTTGTGTAGAGAGGCCAGCAAGTAAATCAGCCTGTGAGTGGCTCGGGTGCCAGCGCTTGCCGTCCTTACCTGCAATCCAACCGTGGCCGTAGTGCATGCCGGAGCTTTGCTTAACGAGCAGAGATGCGAATGACGGTTCACTTTTCAGCATACGCACCTCAAATAAGCCCGAACGATGCGCCAATACCACTCATGGTATCGACCACGCTAGACATAGCTGGATTAGTCTGCAGACGCGCATGCAGCGCCAGAGCCGATAATGACAACATGCGAATGCCAGCATTAACGCTTTCAATCATGTTGTGCTTACGGGCAGAGGTCAGACGTTCATCAGATACCGCACCGCTTGCCAGTTCGCCGAGTTCACGCATTGCGCGCATGACATAAGACTGCAATTTGTCTTTAGCCAGCTCATTAACCGGTACGCATGGCAGGCAATGAATCTGCGCCAGAAAACCATCAACGAGGGTTGAGTCTTCTGTCAGGTCAGTCAGTAGCCACAATTCAGGCGGCGTAAACTGGTGAGGCTGTTCCGGGTTGAGCTTGTTACGTAATGTTTGAACGTTCATACCCGCACGCTCGGCCAGCTTCGCCATGTTGTGACGCTGCGCAAAAGCCCGGCATGCTTCGTCATAGTGGGGATGTTTGGAAACTTGAAAATCAAACATGTTGCATCCTTACAGTTCACATAAAGTGAATTAAGCGCCGATGACGAGTTGAAAACGGGAATGACCCAACGCCTTACGCAACTGCTCTTCTTTCCAGCGTGCGTAATAAATACGAATCGGGCCACCTGCTTTCTTGCAGCCTTTACGGATGGTGCGGGGTTCGATTGGTACACAAGGGTTGTCGCCGGTTGTCCAGCGGTAAGCGGTGCGTTCAGAAACACCCTCAAGCTCTGCGAATTGTTGCAGAGTAACGATAGGTGCAGGCACTTTGATGATTGCGATTTCAGAAGCCATGTTGCATGATTCCCATTTTGACAATGTTTGCAATCAATGGCCTCTGTTTGCCAACTTCTGCCACTGATTGCCCGAATTAGCAACGATACTAATGCTCGATTGAATATTAGTAAATACCCAAAGGAATAAATTTTGATACTTGATACTCAGGTGAATAACGACGAGTTACTGGATAGGATTTGTCAAGTATATGGTTTTACTCAAAAAATCCAGCTAGCCCGGCACTTCAATATTGCCGCCAGTTCTCTACAAAACCGCTATACGCGAGGCACTGTTTCTTATGATTTCGCCGTACAGTGCGCGCTAGAAACCGGAGCAAGCCTACTATGGCTTCTTACGGGGCAAGGCTCTCAATATGACGGCAAACCGTCTCCAACGGATCCGAAAACGATAGACTCCTTCACTCTGAGTGATGGAAAGCTCGAAGAAGATTCACCATTGAGTATTGATGCCGGTTTTTTTAGCAAGCAAATGTCAAAAGGTATTGCTGTTCGCGCCGATGGAAAGCTGCACTTTATAGAACAAGATGCCTCACTCTCTGATGGCCTTTGGTTGGTTGATATTGAGGGGGCTACCAGCATCAGAGAATTAACGCTCCTACCCGGTAAAAAGTTACACGTTGCGGGCGGCAAAGTACCGTTTGAGTGCGGGATAGATGAGATAAAAACGATTGGCCGTGTAGTGGGTGTATACAGCGAGGTTAATTGATGACTGTCCGTAAAAATCCGGCTGGCGGTTGGATTTGTGAGCTCTACCCAAACGGTGCAAAAGGCAAACGTATCAGAAAGAAATTCGCTACTAAGGGCGAGGCTCTGGCGTTTGAGCAGTACACTGTTCAAAACCCGTGGCAGGAAGAAAAGGAAGACAGGCGCACGTTAAAAGAGCTGGTTGATTCATGGTACAGCGCTCATGGCATTACGCTGAAAGACGGCTTGAAACGTCAGTTAGCCATGCACCATGCTTTTGAGTGTATGGGCGAACCACTCGCACGCGATTTCGATGCGCAGATGTTTTCCCGCTACCGAGAAAAACGGTTAAAAGGTGAATATGCCCGTTCAAACAGAGTGAAAGAGGTATCGCCTCGCACGCTTAATCTTGAGCTGGCCTACTACCGGGCAGTGTTCAATGAGCTTAACCGCCTGGGAGAATGGAAGGGGGAAAATCCACTGAAAAATATGCGCCCTTTCCGCACGGAAGAAATGGAAATGGCTTGGCTAACTCACGACCAGATTTCGCTACTGCTCGGAGAGTGCAAGCGGCATGCCCATCCTGATTTAGAAACCGTGGTAAGAATCTGTCTCGCTACTGGCGCACGGTGGTCTGAGGCCGAGAGCCTGAGAAAAAGCCAGCTCGCGAAATACAAAATCACATACACCAACACCAAAGGCAGAAAAAACCGCACCGTTCCAATCAGCAAAGAGCTCTACGAATCTCTGCCAGATGATAAAAAAGGTCGGTTGTTCGGTGATTGTTATGGTGCTTTCCGATCAGCTCTGGAAAGAACAGGCATCGAACTACCGGCAGGACAACTTACCCACGTTCTGCGCCATACCTTCGCAAGTCACTTTATGATGAATGGTGGTAATATTTTGGTCTTGCAGCGCGTACTTGGTCATACTGACATCAAAATGACAATGCGCTATTCTCACTTCGCACCAGACCATTTAGAGGATGCCGTTAGATTAAACCCATTAACCAATTATATAACGACAATCAATTAAAGAGGTAGTCATGGCTGGTTATTCCTATGATTTCACAAAAGAGCACTCTTTTCATGGGGAATTTTGGAGTGACCCTCATGATAATAAAGGTAGATTTTCTGCCAAAGTAGAATACACGCCTTACAATGGATTGATACTGGATTATTGCATTTCAGATAGTGATAGTCCGACAACATGCCAGCGATTATATGGCGTATTGAACACTGGTATCCCATGTACTCTGATTGGCTCGTTTGATTTTCTTCAAGGATCGATGCATCTTGGTAAGCTAAGAGTTTTAACTGGCAAACACTATTTTAAAGCAATAATATTTAATGGGATGTATGGAGAAGAAGATGGTGTGGAATACTGCGATTTAGCTCTTCATGGCATGCAGGAATTTATTCACCCTCAAGGATTTATATCTCAATTAAAACATTCCACGAAACCAATTCTATCTACTCACGGTGCAGACTGGAAAATAGATGTCATCAACAACGCCACATTTAGCATGATTGGGGATAGTATTGTTAACATCATTGACTGCCAGAACGAAGAAGCTCTCAATAAATTCACCAAAGATTTTTGGTCAACAAAGAGTGAATATCCTGAGGCATTTTTCTCAATAAGAAAGAATCTTAAATTCTTTTTGCGATACACCAGTGCCATTGATAAGAACATCATTAAACACATTGATGATTTATGGAAATTGACTGGTCTATTTTCAATTTTATTAGACAAACCAGTTATACCCGACGAGTTGAATATAAAATTCAAGGGGCAAAATCATACTAACCCTTGCCTCTTCTCCAATGGCATTGAACAGCGAACTATAGATCTCGCGCTTTCTAGTATCAGCCATCATCTTTTACCATTGAATTGGAAGCAAATTGATATGGGAGAAGTTATTAGCAACTGGTTAAATATCAGCGATGAGTACAATCCGCTATCGGTAACATATCAATATGAAACTGGATTCAGAACCCTTCACCAAGCTCATGCTGATATCATATTGTATGCCACTCAGCTAGAGTCCATTAACTTAACTCTCTCAGCAAAGAATGATGACAAATATATGGGGCCTATAAATAAATATGCTTCCGTCGCATTAAAGGGCAAATTAGAGGAAATATTTTCAAAATTCAATAAAAAAACAATCGGAGAAAACATTACGATAGTTAGAGGCGAACTCGCTCATGTAGGGCGCCCTAAAAAACTAATGAAAGTAATGTCGATAGATGACTATATAAAAATAGGATTATATCTTAAGGTAACTATTACTGCGCATTTACTATCACAACTTGGTTTAACGAAAGAACAGATTGAACGTTATCAGAACAAAGTTGCTCCGTAGGTTAGATGGCGATAAAGTGGCGGTAGAAATGGCGAACAATGGGCAATCACTGGCAAACAATGGCAAACTATGTCAATGATAAATAACGCAAAATATTGATTTTCGGTTGTTCCGGTAGGAACTCATAATCGCTTGGTCGCTGGTTCAAGTCCAGCAGGGGCCACCAAATTTTAGCTTTAAAATCATTAAGTTAAGCCACCTTTTTTAGGTGGCTTTTTCTTATCTTTAGAGCCAGTGGCAGCAAAATGGCAGCAGGTTTTTCACGTACTCTTACTTTTAAAGGACGATCTCGCATGAAAAAACCTTTAGTAGCTCTGTTACTAATCGCATCTCAGAGCGCATTCGCGGACAAAATACCCAACTCCATAGAAAACCTGATAGCTGGTTATGATACTAGGACTCAGGTATTGGAAGGTGGTGAGCTGACCATCAGATATAACAAGCAAGCACTAATGATAGATGCGGCTAAATCCATGTTCAGTGCGATATGTGACGACTACTTTATGAACAAGTGGAATCCAGAGACAATCAAAAAAATCACTCTATGGAACGTCACATCCGATCAGGGCTACAAAATAAATGGCGGTGGGATTGAGTGTAAAAAAACTGGTTCCATGGATTTCAAGCAGGCTGAAAAATACAGAACCAGTTTAATCGAAAAAATGTAAACCTTATCAGTGGCTTTAAAAGCTCATATGGCCCTGCCCTCCCATTGATGGGTGTGGCGGGGCGTGGTCAATTAGGTTGGGGGTAGCGATGTATCTCACAACAGTTTCATGAGTAACAAAAGTTGCGCCACAGTTGATATTCTGGCACTGGCAGTATCGTTCTTTTGTGTTATCAGAAACTCTAAAACTGCTACGGGTATGTGCCGCATGTCCACATTTCGGACAATTCATCATATCCCTGTCTCCCCGCCGATTTAATTAATCACATAATGATACATCAGACATCCGTTTTGTGAACAAAATTATTCCATCTCTAAGCCATCTATCTTTACTTCAAGCTCAAGGTTGGTAGTGAAACCATTATCCTTGCTGACCGTATGCGTCAAAGTTGTAATGGTCCATTCGGCATCGTCGATAGGCTGCTTAAAGCCGCTCACTTTTACTGGCATTTCGGTGTAGAGATCTGCCCGGCCCTCAGCGAGCAGCAGAGAGAATGACGCAACACCACGCTGCAGGCGCTCCCACTGCATTTTTGCCGCACGCTCAGCATTGCTGCGGTTTGCGTAAGTACGATTAAGAACCAGCACGTTTTCATCCGTTCCCACCAGATAATCACCCTGTTTTGCTTCCGGCTCTTCTGGCGCGGAGGTTTTCTTCCGACGGCGCTTAACCTTGGTTGTTTCTTTTTTCTTGGGTTCGCGGGTATGCAGCCAACTGGCAATTACGCCGGTATAAGCACCACGATCAGCCAGGGTAAAACGATGACCGTCACCGGCCTGGCGGGTTATGGTGATAACCGGCAGCGGCTTGCCGCTCGCCGTTCTTCCCTGCCCCTGCCGGATAAACAACAGGTTTCCATCCTTCACGGAAGCAATCGCCCCATACTGGCGCGCCAGCTTCATCAGGAAACTGGCATCGCTTTCATTGGTCTGGTCCATGTGATCCAGCGCCTTGTCCGTCAGGTCTTTACCCAGCGCCATTTTGAGGTTATGCCGTGCTGCAATTTCCTTTACCACATCGCCAACGGTTGTCTGGTGCCATGACTTTTCGCGCCGGGTATTGAGGGTTTCACGGAAATCAGCGCTACGGGCACGGATAGTCAGACGATCAGGAGCACCGCTGTGCTCAATCTCATCCACCGTAAATGCCCCTTTTGGGAAAAGCGGCTGGCCCTTCCACCCCAGCGCCAGCTGAATAACGGCACCACGTCGTGGCAGAACGATCTGCCCGTCGGTGTCGTCCAGCTCCAGATCAAGCTGGTCAGCCTCAAAACCCCGGTTATCGGTCAGCGTCAGACTTATCAGGCGCGCATCCAGCGCGGTAGTCACGTCCTTACCTTCAATGGTGATACTGAAAGCCGGGCTTTTGCTGTTCAGGTCAAAAAGATCAGAGCTAAAATTCACTGCAGCAACCCTCCAACCGTATTTTTAATATTACCTATCGCAGACGTTGCAGAGTCCTGCAGGTTACTGAGCTGATCGCTGAGACTGCCGAACATATCGGACAGCGACTCATCAACCCTTTTCAGGGTCAGCGTAAACTCAATACGGCGAGGCATTCCGCTTTCAAAAAATTCCGTTTTTGTCTGACTCAGGCTCTCGATCACAAACATGCCGTAAATGGTCCCGCTTCCCTCAATCAGTGGCCATGCTTTTCCTAGCTCTGCCATTTGCTCCAGCGCGAGCAATGACAGCCTGCCCCCGGTGACTTCCGGCAGTAGTACGCCAGATAACGTCAGCGAGTCATTATCCGGGCCAAGAAACTGCGTTGATGGTCGCCGGTTCACCCGACTGTTTACGGCGTGTCGCCAGCTTCGCTGATACTGCAGCTCCTGATATGGCACTGTGCGCAGCATGAAGACATATAACCCCAGTACCATCATCACGATTCATATCCCCCTTGATCACTGAAATTGCTGCGTGCTTTAGCCCTGGTCTTGCGCTCGCGTTCGTCAAGCTGTCGGGCAACTTCACGGGCAATATCCTGCGCACTTTGCCCTGGCTGAGCATAGATTGTGATAGGCGCGTGAGTTTCAAAGTGCATCACAGGCGGCGCGCTGGCTGGTTTCGCTGGCTGGCTTTGTTTATATGCCACAGTAGGCAGACTGTAAGGATGTAGTGGAGCAGCCTCTGCAGGCGCTGCCGCTACGCCCATGACGCCTGCAACGACGGAAGCCAGCGCAGCAGTGCGCCGTCTGCTGGTCACATTTGATGGACCGTTCACTATTTCGGGGCCGTTCTCCCCAACGATGCCAAACTGACCACGCGGGATCGTGCCACCGCTGTCATACATGCCTGCAAACGGAACCGCAGCAGCCGCTGCTCCACCAACCACCTGCACCTGTGCTTTGCCTTGTGTTTTATTATTTCCGGTCATCCAGTCAGGCAGATAATCGGTGACTGAGGAAAGCTTGCTTTTTAGTGTCTCCCATTTGGCATTAATTCCATTAAGAATACTGTCAATAATGGCGCTGCCCATGTCCTGAAACTTCGCAGGAAGCGCGGCAACATCAGCCAAGATCGAATTCCATTTATCACTAATAGATTGCCTGATATTAGCCCACGCCTCAGAAACGCCAGATTTTATTGCATCCCAATTTTTAGCTATTAATCCCGGCAAGGTATAATTAAAGAACAGTGATTTAATCCCCTCCCATGCGGCGCTGGCCTTTTCTTTAATCCAATCCCATGCCGTACCTGTGGCATTACATACGGCATCCCACATGGCCTTGAACTTTGGCCCAAGCGTGTCCCAATTGTGCCAGATATAAATAGCACCAGCGGCGATCAGCCCAATGACAGCCAGTATAGGATTTGCAAACATCAATCGGCCCAGCCATATAACTGACTTGCCAACAGAACTGATTGCTTTCCCAATAAGACCAAATGCAGATGAAAATTTTAGCCCCATCCCCCCTGCGCTCATTCGCACTACTGCCATCGGCCCTAACACGGACGCCAGCGCCAGTGAAACAACCCCAGCGGCGGTGGCAACAATGGCAAAGCCAGCTGCCAGCTTAAACAGCGCAGAGGTCAATTGTGGGTGCCGTTTAACAAAACCATCCAGACGCGAAGCCAGTTCACCCAACCAGTCAGCCAGCTTCTTTAATGCAGGGGCAACTGTTTCACCGATACTAGCCATAGCATTGGTAAAGGAACCTGTAGCGGCTTCCCATTTATTACCAAGAGTATTTAAGGAGGCATCAACACGCTCGCGCAGAGAAGCCTGATTTTTTAGCTTTGAAGCCGTTTCACGATACCCTGAGATGCCTTTGGTAATCATAATATTTAGCACCTGCAGCGTTTCCGCATCATCCCCAAAAATACCTTTTAACGTAGCTAACCTTTTCTCAGTATTAAGCTTTTGGAGTTGAGCTAATTGCGTGTACATTTTCTCCAGCCCGCCAAACTCCCCCTTTCCATCAGTAAAATCGAACCTAACGCCAGTGCCTTTTAGTTCATCATTAGCATCCTTCACTTTTTCCGTATTCATGACGGACTGAAATACTTTTCGGTAGGCATTACCAGCTGACTCTCCAGCCATACCAGCCTGATCAGCCATAACTAATAGAGGAGCAAATGTCTTAGCCGCGTCCAATCCCTTTTTATGAATAATATCCATCGCGCTGCTGATTTTTGAGAACCCCTGCAGCATATTTCCTGAATCTACCCCCGCGTAGAATCCTTTCTGGATCACGTCCATCAGATTCATCATGTCTTTTTCGGAGGTCTGAGTAGCATCTTGTAACTTAGCCGCAAACTCAGCTGCTGCAGTGGGAGCCATCTGTAACTGTACGCCAAGATAAGCTGCTGACTCTCCCAAGCCGCCCAGGATGACCTGCGCCGACATACCCTGACGGCGTAGCATAGTCATCATGTTCTGAAAGTCGGCTGTTGTTCCCGGCAGCTTATCGCCCAAAGCAACTGCAAGCCGGTTAATTTTTTCAAATTCAGGCGCTACCTTTCCGCCCGGTCCCATCATTGAACCGGCGAGCTGATTCGCTGCATTTTCTGATTCTGAATAGGCTTTTACTGGAGCCAACAACGTCATGCCAGTAGTTACCCCAGCCGCCATCGCCCCTGCACCATTACCTGCCAGAGAGTTCCTTAACTCGCGGGTCTTTTCAGCCTTGGCTTTGATGGCGTTGAGCTTTCGCTGACGCTCGCCAACGTCACGCAGCCTGCGCTCCTGCTCAGCCAACTGTCGGTTATACCGCTCAGTTTCTCGTGCAATCCGTGCCGTCTCACGCGCTCCGCCCCCAGCAGATAACCCCAGCCGATAAAGCTCAGCCCTGGCTGCCGCCATCTGGCGAGTTTCCTGTTGCTGTTTTTGTTCAAGACGTGAAACAGCACGCCACTGAGCTTCAAGCGCCTGCGTTTGTTTTTTTGTCGGGGATTCCAAAGATGACATTTCGCGCGTCATCATTTGAGCACGTAGCCTCGCCTGATCCAGTTCGGCACCAGTACGGCTAACACTTTGAGTTAGCTGATCGAAATATTTAAGCTGACCTCCAGCATCACTCAGCTTTTTAATCTGATCGCGGGTTTGTCGAATAGCTGATGCCAGCTCCTTAGAGCCAGCCTGTGCATTTTTAAATGGGCGGGTTAACTTATCCACCGCCCCCAGAACTACCTGCAGTCGCAGGTTATTATCACTCATCGCTGGCCCCGCTTCTCCGAATTGCCTTATGCCGCCACTCCAGCACATCAGTCAGCGGCATAACGTCAGTGATGGACGGCGACCAGTGAAAGATGGTGGCAATATCTGCCACCAGATCATCAACCGTCAGGTTGTCGGCAAATCGGCAAGCACCGACTTCGGCAACAAAAAAGTCACCACCTCTACAGCCATTGCTGTCAGATCGGCGGGGTCCAGCTCTGCCATTTCCTGCGCGGTCAGCGTCGGAGTGGAGATTCGCGGGATCACAGTCATCATCGCGCCCACGTCCATATCCATAATGGCCTGCAGACGGGTGCCACGCAGTGCGCCGGACTGCGGCTTGCGCAGCACAATTTCGGTAATTTCAGTTTTACCGCGCATGATGGGAGTATCCAGTTTTACGGTCTTTTCAGTCAGTTTGTCGCTCATGTTCGTTTCCTGTTAATAAACTACTGGCGCGGCTGCCCGCGCCGTTAAGGTTAATCAGAGGCCGAGGGCATTACGGTGTTCTTCCATCAGGTCCACGCCGTTAACGATTTCAACCATGTTGACCAGATCGACCTCATAGAGCACCTCACCGTTAATGGTCAGCTTCGCGTAGCTGTTGGTGCTGCTGACTTTGGTGCTGCTGCTCTCGCCGGTTTTCCACTCGCCGGAATCCACTTCTTTATGGCGCCCGCGCACAACCAGCTCAACGGCCTGCACTTCGCCGGTATCGTCACGCTGAATGGAGCCGGTGAAACGCAACTGAATACCGTCAACCGTGGCAGTGCCCATCTGCTTGAACAGCAGCAGTTCTGTGCCGCCGATTGAAAATTCCGTGTCCAGTGCGCCGTCATCCAGCCCCATGTCCACGTCCACCGCGCCCGGCATACCACCGCCGCGATACTTCTCAAACTTGCGGGTAAATTTCGGCAGGGTCAGAGACTCAACGATCCCCTGCCAGTTGTTCCCGTCGTTGAACAGGTTCAGGTGTTTTAACTTGCGTGGTAAAGCCATAGTGTCCCCTTATGCAGCTACGCGGCTGGCGAAATCCACCAGATAGCGATCGGTGATGCGCTGGCGCAGCATCAGGTTTTCAAGCGGTGGCACCGGCGTGTAGTCGTAGTCGATGGTGAGTTTCCCTGCTTTCAGGGAGTCTTTATCGTTCACGGACTCATCCAGCCAGCAATCCGCCCCGATGAGATACCCCTGATTCACCAGGCTACGGAGCTTGGCGCGGATACCTTCGATGATGTCGCGAGCCAGTGACGGGTTAAGTGGTTTATCAACCGCCCACATGTGCGCTTCTGCGATAGTGTCAGCCAGCACCTGCGCCGTGCGGGTGTAGTTCTCAAAGGCAAACAGCGGATCGTCACTGAGGCAACGGGAACCCCAGAAGCGGAAGCCGTCTTTGCGGATAAGAGTGGTGACGTCGTTCTGGTTCAGCAGTCCCGCGTCGGTTGCCGGGTCCTGCAGATCCCAGAACACATCGGCGGAAATCCCGGTGACACCATTCACGCCCACGTTGGACAGGGTTTTGTGCCAGCCGGTCTGCTCGTCAATTTTGGCACGCAGGCCGAGCGCACGGGCTGAGGCGTAAGCCGTCGCATCGGCATTCAGCACGGTGTCAAAGTTGATGAAGTCAGGCCAGATCAGCATCCCCTCGCGCTGGCTGAAATTGTCACGGTAGGCAATGGCTTCTTCCACCGTTTTGCAGCCATAAGCGGACAGGTAGGCAAACCCACGCAGACTTTGCGCCACGCTCAGCAGTTCCGTAGCAACCGCCTGCGTGTCATGCCCCGGCACACCGAGAATGCGCGGCTTGACTTCGAGCTGCGCCTGAGCCGAAAGCAGCGCTTTCATACCTGTTTTTTTACCGTCGGCACTTACGCCGCCGATAATGTTTGAGGTGGTTTCCGCTTCGGTTTCGCCCTGTGCCACACGCACAACTACGGTCACGGGTTTTGCCTGGTCTGCAATCGCATCCAGTGAACGAGCCAGCGTGCCGGACTCGCCTGCTTTACCGCTGGCGGTGAGCACATCGGTCAACAAAACAGGTTTATTAAGTGGAAAAGTCACGGGATCGGCGTCGTCGCCGGTACAAACAAGACCGACAACTGCCGTGCTTACTGTTCTGATAGGGCGGGTGCCGTCGTTAACCTCAACGACGCGCACACCGTGGTGGTAGTCCTGAGCCATAAGGCAGTCTCTCCGGTTTACAGGGTGTCTGCCTATGTTCTGGTTGATATGCATGCCATGCACGTTGTTGGGAATGTATCAGTGATGACACAATAAAACCGTTATCATCCTGACCGGCTGGCGGGAAATTTTTTATATAGTGTGGAAATACCGACATCGTATATCAGCGCAACGCGCTGACGTGTTTCACCTGCCGCCAGCAATCTTCCGGCCTGTTCCCATTCCTCTGGTGTAAGCTTTGGACGCCTGCCACCAATTCGCCCTTTCGCCCTTGCTGCCGCCAGTCCGGCGCGGGTACGCTCCACGATTAGCTCCCTTTCCATTTCCGCCAGGGCGCCCATGATGTGGAAGAAAAAACGCCCCATTGGTGTTGAAGTATCAATACTGTCAGTCAGGCTGCGGAAGTTCACGGAACGTTGTTTTAGTTCCTCCACCAGAATGACCAGGTTACGCATACTCCGCCCAAGTCGATCCAGTTTCCAGACAACAAGCGTGTCTCCAGGAGAAAGGCGCTTTAGTAATTTTTTAAGCCCCGGTCTTTCTGCTGTTTTACCGCTCATTTTATCTTCAAAAATCAGCTCACATCCTGACCGCACAAGCGCGTCACATTGCAAAGCCGTGTTCTGGTCATTTGTTGATACGCGTACATATCCAATAAGCATGGTTTTTCATTCCGTTAAAATGAGAAATCATGCCATTTGACTGATAATTATGCATTTTCAAAAACG